GGATATTTATCTGTCTGGAAATCCACGGATTACCCTGAACTACGAGAGTCCTTCCGCATTTACCCGCAACGCACAAACAGAAGTCTCGGGTAAACCCGGCTTTTACACCATGCTAGGGCAGGAGTTTGAGTTTGCGCCTGTGCCGGATAAGGTCTACACGGTCGAGCTCCTGTATTACTACAAGCCAACCCCGATGTCCGATAGCGTGGCGAGCAACGAGTTTCTGGCTAACTATCCAGATGCCTTGCTGTACGCATCACTACTAGAAGCCGAGCCGTACATTATGAACGACGCCCGTATGACCGTCTGGTCAAGCATGTACGACCGCGCTATCAACAATATCAATACCTCTGACCAGAACTCAGAGTTTGCCGGTGTCCCACTAACTATGTCCGTCACTTCGAGGTAACTATGTCCGAAATGTCCAACTATCTGGAAAATGGCCTGCTTAACGCCGTTCTCCGCAATACTTCTTACACCTCACCGGCCACAGTCTATGTTGGTCTTTACACCACCGATCCGGGCGAGGGAAACACAGGAACAGAATGTACGGGTAGCGGCTATGCCCGCAAGTCTGCAACCTTTGGATCACCTTCCAACGGTGTTTGCACCAACTCGGCTTCTGTGGAGTTTGACCAAGCAACCGGGTCGTGGGGAACGATCTCTCACATGGGCCTGCTAGACGCCATCACCTCTGGAAATCTTTTGTTTTACACAAACATCACAACGTCCAAAACCATTGAGTCTGGCGACATCTTCAAGTTTGCCGCCGGAGACATCAGCGTCACGCTTGCCTAATGCTCACCCTAGAGGAACTCGATCAGCTCGGCACTCTGGATTCAATGCCGCAGTATCCTCTGGACGCAACATGGTATGTAGACAAGGTTTGTGGTCCTTGGACAGTAGATTCAATGGACGCCTTTGGCACGTTAGATTCTCTAAACCTGCCAATGGACTCCGATGCTTGGGGAACCGCCTGCATTTACTTTAACGCCCCATCAGAAATAACCGCCTCTGCCACGGTAGATGCGGCAGGACAGAGAACGAGAACCGGCCAAGGGCTGATGGTCTCGGAGGCAACGGTATCTGCTGGCGCTTTTGCGATACGCAACGGAGAGTCCTTAATTACCGCCTCTGGGACGATCTCTGCCAATGCACTACGGCTGAGGTTCGGCGCAGGAGAAATGACCGCCACAGGCACTCTAACGGGTTCTGGAGGGTTTTCTGCGGCAGGGGAAGCAATCATCACGGCTAACGCCTTGGTTTCTGCCCAAGCAATACGGATTACCACAGGAATAGCAGACATTTCCGCTAGTGGAACAGCAGCCGCAACCGCGACAAGGATTCGAGATGGTCAGGGGTTGATGACCGCAAGTGGGACTCTGAGTGCTGATGCCATCCGGGTTCGGACAGGCTTCGGAGAAATGTCAGCACAAGGGACTATCTCTGCTACCGGAGCGTTTGTAGCATCTGCTCAAGCAGACGTTCAAGCAACTGGTTCAATCTCTGCTACGGGAAGAGCGGTTTTCCTAGGGGTCGGACTTGTAACCGCAAATGCTTCTGTCGGCGCACTAGGAAAAATACTTGGCGAGGATTGGCAAAACGTGGGTGTAAGTACCGATACTTGGACATCCACAGCGGTAGGGACAAACACTTGGACCGCCGTGAGCGTGGGAACAAACTCGTGGACGCCTGTAAACGCAGGGTCTAACAACTGGACAACGAATACGGCTGGAAACAACACATGGCTCGCATAGATTTTGGAGAATGGCTACCTGACCAGCCCGGACTTACGGGGGTGGTGAAAGAAGCCCTAAATGTCGTTCCGCAGGCAGTTGGCTATGGTCCTCTTAGAACACCAGTAGACTATTCTCTAGCCGCATCCGAAGATATAAACAACGTGGTAGCTGGTAGAAACCCCGCAACCGGAAACACGGAAGTATTTGCTGGCGGTGCAACAAAGTTATTTAAGCTCGACTCCACAGACTTGAGTCTTGATAATGTATCTAAGGCCGGTGGTTATACAACCCCAACCGAGCAGAAGTGGAGATTTACCCAGTTTGGAGACGTACTGATTGCCGCAAACGGTGATTCGATCCTGCAATACTGGCTACTTGGAACTTCTACCGCATGGGCGAACCTAGACGCCGCAGCCCCTACCGCTCGCTACCTAACGGTAGTGCGAGACTTTGTTGTGACCGGCTACACAAGCTCTGCCGACTCCCAGAAGGTCCAATGGTCTGGGATCAATGACGAAGCAGCATGGACCTCTACCGCCAGTAACCAAGCCGACTACCAAGTAATCCCTGACGGCGGTGCGGTGCAAAACATCACGGGTGGTGAGTTTGGGATTGTCCTGATGGAGCGTTCGATATACCGGATGTCTTACGTTGGAACACCAGCGATCTTTCAGTTTGACAACATTTCTAGGAACCTAGGGTGCTTTGAGCCTAACTCTGTGGTTCAGTACCAAGGTATTACTTACTTCCTGTCTGATGACGGTTTTTATGCCTGTAACGGCACGCAAGTTATCAGTATTGGAAGCGAGAAGGTAGATCGGTTCTTCTTCTCAGACTTGGATGAAGCGTATTCTTACAAGATGTCGGCAACAGTAGACCCGATCAAAAACTTGGTTATCTGGGCCTACCCCTCATCTGGCAGCAACGGAAACGTAGACAGTCTTTTAATTTACAACTTTGAGACAAAACGCTGGTCTCGCGCAGAGGTAACCATAGGATTTGTGGCGCAATCCGCCACACCTGCTTATACGCTTGAGGCTTTGGATGTATTTGGAACGGTAGATACCATTTCCACGAGTTTTGACTCACGGATTTGGACAGGCGGTAAGTCGCAGTTTGTTGGTGGAAGTGGAGCAAAGATTGTTACATTCTCTGGATCTAACCTTACCGGAACAATTCAGACCGGGGATATAGAAACACCGGGAGAAGTTAGTACGATCAACATGACCCGCCCACTTGTAGATGGTGGTGCTGGTCAGGTCGCGGTTGCCACAAGAAATAGACTTGTAGATGCCATCAGCTTTGGAAGTTATACTGTTGCGGATAGCGAAGGTCGCGCCGCATTTAAGGCTACCGGCAGATACCACCGTTTATCAATCCAGCCATCTGGATCGTGGACAACCGCTATTGGTATTGACTTTGACCTAGTTTCTGCGGGTAGACGATGAACTTTCGCGTATTGCCGTATCAGGGTGGGTCGCCCCGGGAGATTTCCGAGGTGGTCAACAACATTATGAATGGCAAGACCAACAACACGGGTTCTGTAACCATTGCTACTGGTGGTGCTACCACCACAACAATTACGGATGCTCGGATAGGTTTTGGATCTAAGGTCATTTTATTGCCGACCTCGCAGACAGCAGCAAGCCAAGAGTTCCCCTACGGGTCGTTTAGCAGCACGCAAGACCAAACTATCGCAAGTACGACAACTGCGTATGCGATGACGTATGACACCACGGACTTTTCTGATGGCGTGACGTTATCCAACAACTCTCGGCTGGTTGCCGGGTATTCAGGGATTTATAACTTGCAGTTCAGCGCACAGTTAAACAACACCAACGTACAGATTCAAGACGCAAGTATTTGGTTCCGTAAGAACGGCACAGACATCCCTAACAGCAACAGCGACTTTTCCGTACCAAACAGTCATGGCGGTGCAGATGGACGTTTGATTGCTGCGTTAAATTTATATGTTGACCTTGCAAAAGACGATTACATAGAGATTATGTGGAGCGCAACCAGTACCAACGTGTCATTAGAGCAAATACCAACGAGAAGCAGCCCGACTAGACCTGCCACACCGTCTGTAATTGCAACCATGCACTACTTATCCACAAACGGATATACCAGCAATGTTTATTTTGATCCTTTCGTTTCTGCAACTGCTAATGGAAGCGCGACGATTTCTCACGCCCCCAACAGCATTGCCGGAAGAACTTTTGATTACGTTATCGTAGGGTGACCAATATGGCTTTTGAAACACAAGAACAAAAAGCTCAGTTCATACAAAGACTAGCAGCAGACCCGTCATTTACGGCATCTCCGTTAGCGACTCAAAATAACATTATCAATACCTTTGGTATAAGCCAACAGGATATTGCTACTGCGCTAAACGCACCTCTGAGCGCGGTGCAGTCTTACTTTGCCCCGCCTGCCGCGACTCCGGCTGCAACTCCTGCCGCGACTCCAGCCGCAGCCCCTGCCGCTACTACTGCAACCCCTGCTACTACGGCAACCCCTGCCACAACTACGGCAACCACTAGTCCTGTTAAAGCCCCTGCTACTACCCCTGTTGCACCGGCTGTGGACCCGCTCATGCAGTTTTTGACTGCAAACCCTATGGCAACAGATGTACAGATTGCCCAATGGATGCAGACCAACAAATACACCCCAGAGATGGTTGCAAAAACGACAGGACTTCCGATTGCGGATGTTCAGTCCCGGTACTTTACGGCCACTCTTCCGTCAGCACTTCCTGCCGGCACAAACGCACAGTCACGGATCGACCCTGCACTTCAACCCTACTTGCAGATGGGGTTACAAAGAGCACAGCAGTTATTCCTGACAGGACAACAGCCACAACTTTTTCCGGGTCAGATGTATGTTTCGCCAAGCGAACAAACCCTAGCCGCCCTGTCCCAACAAGAAGCACTTGCCCGTGGCGCACAACCCTCATTAGAAGCCGCACAGAAAGCTTATCAGGCTTCCTTGGGGCAACTAGGCCAAACCGCCGCCGGAGGGTTCCTGCAAGGCTCTCCGATGCAACAACGGGCAATTGAAGCCGCTACCCGACCGATTACCCAACAGTTTGAGTCTCAGGTTCTGCCGGGGATTGCTAGCGGGTTTTCCAGAGCTGGTCGCTACGGTTCTGGTGCAATGCAAAGGGCGCAAGCCGCAGCCACAGAG